TAACACGAATCATCTGTGAACAACTCAGTGAGGGAATACCTCTAAGACAGATATGCAGAGAGAACGATGGGTTCCCTGCATGGAGGACGGTATACGATTGGATGCAGAGGGATGATGCTTTAGGTTCTGCCGGCGTCGGTCTATCCGCATCCATCGCGCGCGCCCGTGACATCGGCTACGACGCACTGGCCGAGGAATGCCTCCAGATCGCAGACACGCCGCAGTTTGGCCAAAAGCAGGTGATGAGCGATGAGGGAGCGACCACGACCATTGAGGATATGCTGGGCCACCGCAAGTTGCAGATCGAGACCCGGCTCAAGTTGTTGGCCAAGTTCCACCCGACGAAGTACGGTGACCGCGTGGCCATCGAAGGGGTGAAGGACGGCGAGGCCATCAGAACAGAAGACGCGACCGCCTCGAAGTTCTTGGAGATCATCCGCAACATGGAGATGACCAAGCGTGCTGGCTGAGTTGCTCGATGACCAGACAGCGGCCGAGTTTGAGACTCTGACCGAACATAACCGACTCGCTTTTATTTCTCATGCTGAGTGGATAGCACGGGCGCACTCGTACCAGATCCCGCCCGACCTGCACATGGACTACACCATCTTCTTGATGTTGGCAGGACGTGGAGCAGGCAAGACCCGTAGTGCGGCCGAGGCTTTGTGGTGGTGGGCGTGGACTCACCCCAACACGATGAGCGTGGTGCTGGCACCTACATCTGGTGACTTGAAGTTCACCTGCTTTGAAGGTCAGTCCGGATTGCTGGCCTGCATCCCTAATGAGTTGATCCTTGACTACAACAAGCAAGACCACCTCATCAAGTTATCGAACGGCTCGAAGATTCGTGGTGTGTCCGCCGACTCATTCGACCGTCTTCGCGGTATCAACTCATCGTTCTGTTGGTGTGACGAGTTGGCCGCATTCAATTACCTTGGCCCCAACGAGGCGTGGGACAACATGATGCTGGGCTTGCGTATCAAGCCTGACCAGCAGGAGCATAGCCAGCCCCGGGTGATCGTGACCACAACCCCGCGCCCAAAGGATCTGATCATCGAGTTGGTGGGGCGCGAAGGTGATGACGTGGTTGTCTCCCGCGCCAGCACGTATGACAACGCAAAGAACCTTGACAAGGCGTTCCAAAAGCAACTCGAGTCCTACAAGGGCAGTAAGTTGTACCAGCAGGAGGTGCTTGGCGAGATCGTTGACCTCGAGGACGGCAAGGTGGTCAGTCGCGATATGTTCCGCCTGTGGCCGGCCAACAAGGAGTTCCCGCAGTTCGAGTACATCGTCCAGTCGTATGACTGTGCCTACACCGACAAGACCTACAACGACCCGACGGCCATGACCACGTGGGGCGTGTTCAAGCCCATGGACGGCCCGATGTCTGTTCTGCTCATCGATTGCTGGGCCGAGCATCTGACCTTCCCCCAACTCAAGCCGAAGGTGGTCGATGAGTGGCAGGTGTCCTATGGCGACGGCAAAAAGAAGAAACGCCCTGACCTGATCATCGTCGAGGCCAAGGCGTCTGGCCTATCTCTAGTGCAAGAGTTGCAGGCAATGCACCTGCCTGTGCGCGCATGGAACCCCGGCAACGCGGACAAGATGACCCGGCTCCAGATCACGGCATCCATCTTCACCACCGGGCGCGTCTGGCTACCTGAGTCCACCGTCCGCAAGGGCTACGTCAAGGACTGGTGTGAGGGGTTCCTATCGCAGATATGCTCATTCCCTGACTCGGCCCATGATGACTATGTCGATAGCGCGACGCAAGCGATTCGGTATTTGAAGGACATTGGATACCTCGACATCAACCCCGAACCACGATATGATGACGAGGATGATTACGTAGACGTACAACAAAGGCGCGTTAATCCATACGCGGTATAAACATGGCAGACTACAAACGTGTTGCATCGAAACTGACCAGCGCCCTTGTCAAGGCGGAACGAGAAGCCGACGCCGCAATGGCCGCAGAGAAGGCGGCCGATGAATCAAGCAAGATGGCCAAGATGCTGGAGTCCAAGACCCCACCGATGACCACACCGTCCGGCACTGGCCTGCCACTCCTGCCACGTAGCGCAGGGATGTATCCCAAGGACGTACCTCAAGTCGATCTCCCGCGCCAGCAAGGACGCGGCGGTAAGTTCACCCCACGTATGCAAGACCTCATCGACTCACGCTCGGCCAAGAGAAAGACCGACGAGTTGATCGACAAGGGTGGCTTGATGGGCATGAAGGAGTGGTATGGCACTGAGCCTTTGCGTCAAGCCGCAATGGATGTCATCAGCCCTGAGCAGTACGACCAGTTCATGGCACAGTTGGCCAGCGCCAGCCAGCGCAACCCGGTTGACCAGCAGAACAAGATGGGGTCATACCTCTGGCACTTGAGTCAGACCGGCCAGTTGCCTGATGATGCCTACCTGCTCACCAACAAGATTCGCAAGAACCCAAGCCTCGCGCCCGAAGGCACGCCGATTGCCCTGCCTGAAGGCTATGGCTCTCTGGCTCAGGGTGACATCTTCTCCCGTGGCAAGCGTATTGCCAGCGGCGACATCGAGGGCGCATTACCTCCGGACGCCAAACTTGGAACCTTCTACCGCAACCTGCAAGGCAACCTCAAGCCTGTGACCGTGGACGTCAACGCAGTGCGTGGCCCGGTGATCACCCATGGTGACCCACGCTGGCTCACGTCCAAGTTGGTCGAGAAAGACGAGAATGGCAACATCCTAAATTCATACAAGCCCCGCGAGATGCTCGACACCGGCGAGATGACTTTGCGTGAGGCCAAGCAACGCCCCGGATTCTGGGAGGCCGCGCCCTCTGGCTCTGAATATGCCGGCTTTGAGAAACTGTGGACGGACGCCGCCAAGCGTGCCGGTGTATCCCCAGCAGAGGCGCAGGCCATGGGCTGGTATGGATCAGCCGACGTGACCGCACTCAAGACCAAGCCTGAGTTGTACATCGAGAACCTTGAGCGCATGATTCGCCGCACCGCTGAAGAGTCTGGCCAGAACCCCACCACCGTCCTTGATCGCGTGCTGAAGGGTGAGGACTACCTCAAGAAGGATGGAGGCCGCATCAGCCTCAAGAAGGGCGGCAAGGTTGGTCTGGGTAAAGAGTTGGTGCAAGCGATTGCTAAGGTCGTGGCTCATCATCACCCCAAGGGCGTGATCATGGGCAAACTGGAGTTGGCATCAACCCATCCTCTAAAGATGGCTGAAGGTGGAAGTTCGTATCGTCTAGGCGCAAAAAAAATGGCTGGTGGTGGTTGGCTCAAGGCCGCCAAGGCAATTGAGAAGGCCGCACAAGAGGCCGGAATGGTCAAGCCTGTCGTGGCGCAAAAAGATTTAACAACCCTGCAAGACTTTCATACATCGCTTGGTGACGCAGTACGCCAGCGCGCAAAAGCCGCTCAAGATCAGATGGATTCTTGGAACTACAAATACCAGCCGGGGCAATACGTGTTCACTGAGCATGGGGCCAAGAACAACTTGCCTCCTCTTAAAATTTTGGACAAGTATCGCTCTGGCAATGACATCGTCCGTGAAGACCCTAGCAATTTATTGAGCAAGAAGGTAATCGACCCAGAGACTGGCAAGGCAATGCGTACACCGTATGAACCCGGTTACCGCGTCCGACGTGAGAACGGCGAAGACTGGTCAGAGTTCATCATTCCTGAATCTAAGATTATTGGCGATGTCGAGATGGCTGACGGTGGATCAACAACTGATAAAGCAAAACACATGGCTGAGATTCTTGCCCGTATGGCAAAGGATCAAGCAACCGAGGAGGTCAACTCTTTGGGAAAGCCCCGCGCGGCTACCGACCTGCTTAACAGAGGAGTAGTCGCGAACACATTGGGCGCGCCCGTTGACCTCATGAACATGGGCCTGCAAGGTGCAGAATGGGCCGCACAGAAAGCGACTGGCAAACCGATTCGGTTTACATCTGATACGCCTGTGGGTGGATCTGAATGGCTCAAAGATAAGATGAACGAGTACAACGTTACGTCCGGCGAAGAGCGCCCCATGATGGAGACGGGACTGTCGCTTGTAAGCCCAAGTGGTTTAATGAAAAGTTTTACTTCGGCGGGTAAAGCAGGTAAACTAGCCTCTTCAGTCAACGAGGCAAAGACGGTTATAGCCGGGACGCCAACAGGAGCGAAATATGTCACAGCACAAGAAGGCCCATTCTACCGAGTCCGGCCAACATCACTTGAATCAAGCGAGGCTCAAACGCGAGGAGTTAGAGAAGCGTCTGGGCCATACACTCAAGGGCCTGTCGGACAAGGATCAAGCGCAACTGGACAACGAGTTCCGAAACTCCATTCGGATGAGGAAGTGGCTGGGCTGATCAACAGTCCAAATAATGTGCCGCTGAACATTGCAAACAAATACACCAAGGAGCGACGCGGCACAGACTTCGCGTTACCCAATCTCCCAACCTCAAGCCTAGCCAAGCAGTCAGCCATTGGCCGCACTCACTTGGCCGCTGTTGAGGGTTCCCCTGAATACAAGAAGGCAGTCTTTGACGCCTACGGCCAACAGATGCCAGACGTCCTCGATCAGGCTGGTGCAAAGAACTACGACGACCTGATGGAGAAGGCGTACCGTCAGTTAGCCAAAGAGACCAGCGACCAGTTCGAGGCCCTACCAGTCAATACATCATTCCACCGTAACGGTGAAGGCAACTACAACGGCGCCCGTGAGATGGCTGGCGATGTCCATGGCAACAAGCACCTGTACGTATTCCAAGGCGGCGATCCGCACGACTTTCTCAATGGCGTCGATCCGCATACCGGCTTAAATGAGAACGAGAAGTTCCGCGCCGTCCACGACTTGTTTGGCCATGCCATCTACGGTAACGAGTTCGGCCCGGCAGGTGAAGAGAAAGCATGGGGCATCCACCAGCAAATGTATAGCCCGTTGGCCCGCTTGGCGATGACCCCCGAGACCCGTGGCCAAAACAGCGTGGTCAACTTCACGCCATTGAACGCGCAACTCAAATCCGAGGTGGCTAAGTTGCGTGAGTTGCAGATTGAGGCAAAGCGTCGTGGTGATACCCAAGGCTACAACATTGCAACCGAAGGCATCAAGGACGCATTCAACGGTTTCCAATACGCGCCCCAGAAGGCTGTGCTGTTGCCGCCTGAGTATCTTGACGTGAACTACAAGGGCGGTATGCCTGACTATGTCCGCAAGTTGATCACGCCGCAGAAAGGAACCGAAAGCCAATCGGTATTGACTCACTTCTCGCATGACCCCAACTTGACCATGACCGACCCAACCAAGTATGGCTCTGGCATCAAGGGCGCGGAGATGGAGCGACTGCAAGGCACAGACAATCCGGTTGTGCCGCGCACCTACTTCTATGCCGGCGAACCCGGATCTGTCGCGCCCGAACCCGGCCTTGGCGTTAACCGGTATCGAGCAGAGTCACCAGCCTTATACGACATCAATGAAGACCCGCTTGCACTCAAAATGCTGGCGCGAGAATCTAACCGAGTTCCACACACAGCGAAATACAATGCAGGTGTGACTCATTCCGAGCAAAATATGACCGACGTGGAGCGAATGATCCGCGAGTACGGCTACGAGGGTTACCTCAACAAGGAAGGAACGAAACCCGCCGCTGTTGTGTATGAACCCAAAGAAGTCGTCCGGCAAAAACAAGGTGGACTGGCAGGCGCCAGCCATTACAGATAAGGAGAATTTATGGCCACCGAAATGCCTATCGACCCCGAGTATGGTCGTCACGTTCCAGCAGTCACCGAAACCGATGATGGAGGCGCTGTTGTAGAGATGCCTGACGAAGAAGAGGGTGATGTCGAAGAATTGGCAGACGGTTCGGCCGTTGTCCATATGCCTGACCTCAAGGGGCCAGCAGAAGACGAAGACTTCTACAGCAACTTGGCAGAGTCGCTCAACCTCTATGACCTAGAGAAGACGACCATGCGCTACCTTGACATGATCGAGAAGGATCAGCAGGCACGCAGTGAGCGCGACAAGAAGTACGAAGAGGGCCTCAAGCGTACCGGTATGGGTGATGACGCGCCCGGCGGTGCTATGTTTTACGGCGCCAGCAAGGTGGTTCACCCTGTCATGGCCGAGGCTTGCGTGGACTTCGCATCCCGCGCCATTAAAGAATTGTTCCCACCAGATGGCCCAGTGCGTACCAAGATTTTGGGTGAAACTACCGACGAGAAGGTGGAGCGTGCAGAACGCAAGCGTGACTACACCAATTGGCAGTTGACCGAGCAGATCACCGAGTTCCGCGACGAGCAAGAGCAGATGCTCACGCAGTTGCCGATGGGTGGCTCGCAGTTCATCAAGATGTGGTACGACGAAAAGAAAAAGCGCCCATGCGCTGAGTTCGTCGGTATCGACAACATTCTCCTGCCGTTTTCATCGGTTAATTTCTACACCGCCCAGCGCGTAACCGAAGTCCAAGACATCACTGAGTTTGAGTACAAGCAACGTGTGGCTAGGGGTTTATACCGAGACATCAATTTAATCCGCGCCACCTCTGAACCAGAGATGAGCAAGGCTGAAAAGGCCAACGAAAAGATTGAAGGTAAGCAGTGGCAGGACAACGAAGACGGCTTACGCAAGGTCTATCACATCTATACGTGGCTTGACCTTGATGATGATGACCGTACAAAGGGAGAGACCGCGCCCTACATCATGATGATTGACTCGCTTGAGCATAAGTTGCTGGGCCTATACCGAAATTGGGAGGAAGGCGATGACACGCTTACGAAACTGGACTGGATTATCGAATTTAAGTTTATACCTTGGCGTGGCGCCTATGCTATTGGTCTGCCTCATCTCATTGGTGGTTTGTCTGCCGCTCTTACTGGCGCTTTGCGCGCTTTGCTTGATACCGCCCATGTTAACAATTCGCTTACTATGCTCAAACTCAAGGGGGCGAAAATCTCTGGGCAGAGTCAGCAAGTTGAAATTACACAAGTTACTGAGATCGAAGGCGCTCCGGGCGTTGATGATATACGCAAGATCGCGATGCCCATGCCGTTTAACCCACCCAGCCCAGTGCTGTTCGAGTTGCTCGGCTGGCTTGATGGAGCCGCCAAAGGCGTCGTAACCACCGCAGAAGAAAAGATTGCCGACGTAACATCAAACACCCCAGTGGGAACCACACAAGCCTTGATTGAGCAGGGTGCGGCAGTGTTCTCGGCAATCCACTCACGCCTGCATGATAGCCAGCGCCGCCTCATTGGCGTACTGGGCCGTATCAATCGCTGGTATTTGGACGATATGCGCAAGGGCGACGTGGTCGCAGACTTGCCTATCACCCGCGAAGACTTTGCTCGCAACAGCGACATCATCCCGGTATCTGACCCACACATCTTCAGCGAGACCCAACGCATTGCGCAGTTGCAGTCTGTGTTGCAGTTGAGTACCCAGTTCCCCGGCATGATCGATCCGCGCGCTGTCGTGAGTCGTATGCTTAAGCAATTGAAAGTTCCAGACATCAACGAACTCATGCCAAACAACAGCAAGCCTCAAGAGATCGACGCCGCAGACGAAAATGCGGCTATGGCTCTAGGCAAGCCAGCCTTTGCCTACCCACGCCAAGACCAACTAGCGCACATCCAAACACATCTTGCATTCGCTATGGATCCGGCGCTGGGTAGCAATCCTCTTATCGCTCAAGCGTACATCCCGCTGGCGCTGGAACACATCAAGCAACACATGATGTTGTGGTACACCAGCCAGATCAAGGGCTACGTCACCAGCGGTTCAAACATCAAACTGGACAAGTACGAGAACAACAAACTGGCGGCAGACATCGACAAAGCCATCGCCATGGCCTCAGAACACGTCAAGATGGACACATCGCAGGTATTTGAGGGGGTTATACCCGCCCTGCAACAGATGGGCCAGATTGCCGCTCAATTCAAGCCACAGCCACCAATGGATGGCGAGGCACAGGCAGTATTGCAGGCGTCCATGGCCGAGACACAACGTCGTGCCGCCGCAGATCAAGCCAAGAATGCTATTGATCAGGCGCGTTTGGCGGCAGACAATGCCAACGACGCGGCCAGATTACAGGCAGATCAGGCTATGAATGCAGAAAACAATCTCACCGCCGAGCGCATGAAAACTGCGCAGTTGACGGTAGATCAGTTAAAACTGCAAAAAGAGCAGGAGCAAACCGCACTTGCGGCCAACAATCGTGTGCAATCTAACCTAAGGAGTTAATCATGGATAAAGAAGTCAAAGAATTACAAAGCGAAGATGTTCGATACAAGACCCGCATGGCGGCGGGCGCGTGGCTGAACGGCGAACAAATGAAAGAGGAATCTAAAGCGACCATGCCATTGGCCAACAGCGACCACGGTGATTTCACCAAGTCCTCTATTGAAAAATCCAACGCATGAAGTTGATTTCCGACATGATTTCCTCTGTAAAAGAGGAGCAGGCGCGGATAAGTCAGGCATTGACCGACGGTAACGTCATCAATTTCGAGACCTATCAGCGCCTTGTCGGCCAACATCAAGGGTTGGAGAAGTCTTTAGAGATTCTCAACGATCTTTTGAAAGAAGATGACAATGACAGATAGCACGGTAGCGGGTAATGCCGCTGAAATTATGGAGGCTTTTCCTCCTGTAGACCCCGGTGCAATTCCATTAGGCGCGCGTGTACTTGTACAAATGCGTTTAGCCAAGAAAAAAATGACTGAATCCGGGATTATTTTGCCTGAAGAGACACGAGACACCGAGCGGGCGCAAAACCCAATCGGTAAGGTAGTGGCCATCGGCCCATTGGCGTTCAAGAAACGCGACTCAATGGAGCCATGGGTTGAGGGCAGTTGGTGTGAAGTTGGCGACTTCCTCCGCGTACCTAAATGGACTGGCGACCGCTGGACTGTTCGGCACGGTGAGGACGAGCAAGTGGAGTTCATGATCATGAATGACCACGAAGTAATCGCCAGAGTCACTGGTAATCCACTTGAGGTGAGGGCATTTGTATGAGTACAGATCAAGCCGTAGCAGAAAATCAAGAAGTGATGGTGATTCAGGAGGCGGCAGATGGCGGCGCAGTCGTTGATTTGCCAAATAGCATCCCATCCCCGCAGGTATCAGCCGGCGAGGGTGAAGATGCCGATGATGATGCCGCACAACGGGCAGAAATAGCCGCCACAGGGTCAGTTGATCCCGAAATGGAGGCTATGCGCGAGGTAAAACGTCAAAAACGTCGCGCCCGCAAGGAGTATCACAAGAAGGTTGAGTTGGATAAAGACCACAAGTTGAACCATCTTCAGCGTAAAAACCAAGAACTTCTTGAGCGACTCTCTGCTTTAGAGAAAAGGGCGCATGGTTCCGATATTGCTCGCATCAATAAGGCAATTGAAGACCAAGAGTCCCGTATTACTTTTGCAAAACAGAAGATTGCCGAGGCAACAGCCACAGGCGACGGTAATTTGCTCACGAATGCACAGGAAATGTGGTTCGAGGCACGCCGTAGCCATGAGGCATTGAATGCTCTCAAGCAAAAATCTACTGCACCGCAACGTCAACAGACAATTCAGGCTCCAGACCCCATGCTCCAGCGTCACGCTAGTGCATGGATGAGTGAAAACCCATGGTATGACGCCAATGGGCAGGATGCCGACTCAAGAGTTGCATTAACGATTGATCAAGGGCTTGCTGATGAAGGCTGGAACCCAAAAACAGCCGAATATTGGGAAGAATTAGATAATCGCTTGCAAAAATATCTACCACACCGTTATACTGAGGAGGTAGACGAGAGACCATCTCAACGATCTAGACCAAGGAATGTTGTGACAAGTTCTGGCCGCGAAACAGCGTCGAGTAGTAGACAAGGAGGCAACTCCTTTACCCTTTCCCCTGATCAGGTAAGGGCTATGAAAGATGCGGGTATGTGGGACGACGCAGACAAGCGGGCGAAGATGATTCGCCGATACGCCTTAGAGGCACGACAAAATGGAAATAGGAGTTGAAAATGGACACACGTTTGAAAAAAAATCTATCTGCTGGTGGACGCGAAAATCGCGCGAGTCTTGATACAGTTCGAGAGGCACCTGAGGATAAGTTCGTATCGGCTGAAGAGCGTCGAAAGATGTGGAAGGACGAATGGACACAAAGCGCATTACCCAATGTACCTGAGTTAAAGGGTTTTCACCTTTGCTGGTTATCAACAACCTCTAGTTACGACAGTATTGATAAGCGTATGAGACTTGGATACAAGCCTGTGAAAGCAGACGAGTTCCCCGGGTTCGAAAATTGGCGCGTAAAGGCTGGCGAACATGAAGGGTTTGTAGCGTGTAATGAAATGTTGCTGTTCAAGATTCCGATGGATCACTATCAGGAAATCATGGCGCACTTTCACCACGACCAACCTCTGGATGAGGCGAATAAGATTCGCTTACAGGCAGAGCAGGCCGCTGGCGCACGCGACAGGAACGGGAGAAATCTCGCTCAAGTTGAAGGCGAAGGATTGGGTGAGATTGACAAACCAATGCCTGCTCCGCATTTTGCTGGGTAGGTTAGTTAATTAACTAAGGAGCAAGACTATGTCTTCAACAAACGCTCCGTTTGGCTTGCGCCCCTCATTCCATCCAACTGGATTGGATCGTGCAGTGGCACTTGCGAACGGTATCGCATCAGGCTATAGCACTGGCATTTTAAAAGGCCAGCCTGTAGCACTCAACACGAGCGGAAACATCATTACCGCGACCGCAGGTAGCGCCTATCAAGGTGCATTTGCTGGTCACGAGTACACCGATTTATCCGGTCGCCGTCAAATCAGCAATCAGTGGATCGCTAACACAGCGTATCAAACCGGTTCTGAGGTAACTTATTACTACTCTGATCCTAATATTGTTTACGATATTCAGTGTGATGGTAGCCTTGCACAAACCTCAATTGGTGATCAAGCAAACTTTACAAACTTGTCGGCTGGTTCTACCACCACAGGTTTGTCTCAATGCACGATCTCTTCGAGTTTAGTGGGTTCTGGTAACGTGGGTGATCTACGCATTATCGGTTTGTCTAACGGCGTTGATAACGCATGGGGCGATGCATATACGGTGGTACAGGTTCAAGTATCCCGTAGCCAGTATGTCGCCACTATCAACGCATTCTAAGGGAGACTAAAAAATGGCCGCTCCAATGCGCAGTACGGACTTTAGATCAATCGTTGAGCCGATCCTCAATGAATGTTTCGATGGAGTCTATGACCAACGTACCGATGAATGGTCACGAGTTTTCCGTGAACAAGAAGGTATTCCACGTAACTACCACGAAGAACCAGTCCTTTATGGATTTGGCGCCGCACCACAACTCCCTGATGGCACACCAGTGACCTATCAACAGGGTGGTGTTCTCTTCTTGCAACGCTATGTATACAACGTGTTTGGCTTGGCCTTCGCGTTGACCAAAGTGTTGGTTGAAGACGGTGACCACATCCGCATCGGTCAGGTTTATGCTCGCCACTTGGCTCAGTCTCTTATTGAGACCAAAGAGACATTGGCCGCTAACGTGCTAAACCGCGCTTTCAACAGCGCATACCCCGGTGGTGATGGTGTTCAATTGAACTCCGCTTCTCACCCAATCGTAAACGGCACAGTAAGCAACTTGCTCGCGACTTCCGCTAACTTGTCTCAAACCTCTCTCGAACAGATGTTGATCCAAATCCGTCAGGCTGTGGACAACAACGGTAAGAAGATTCGTTTGGTTCCACGCCAATTGGTTGTGGCTCCGGGCAACATCTTCCAAGCCGAAGTTCTGTTGAAGAGCGTGTTGCGTACTGGTACAGGCAACAACGACGTTAACCCAATCAAGTCTATTGGCTTGCTTGACGAAGGCGCCGCTGTATTGTCACGTTTGACCAGTTCGACAGCATGGTGGGTTCAGACAGATGCCCCAGAAGGCATGAAACTCTTGATGCGTCGTAAACTTGAAAAGACCATGGAAGGCGATTTTGAAACCGATTCCATGCGCTACAAGGCTACTGAGCGTTACCAAGTTGGTTTCACCGACTGGCGTGCAATGTACGGTACTCCCGGCGTGTAAGCAACAAGGGGTTGGGATAAAACCCAGCCCCTATTTTTTTAATTTGTATTTGTCAAACTTTTCAAGGAGCAGACAAAATGCCTCAATATTCTGATGACCTATTTTTAGGCCCAGCACAGACCTTTATGGGTACTGGTCTTAACCAGTCCGAATCTGTTTTTGCTGGTTCAATAACAACAACCACACTTAACGTCACATCGATGTTGTCGGGTGATCCAATTCAATTGGGTCAATATGTAAGCGGCACTGGTATTACTACTGGCTCTTACATCACCGCTTTCGGTACTGGCTCTGGTGGTATTGGTACTTACACCGTAAGCGCATCTTCAAGCGCTACTGGTGCAATCACAATCTATGCGTCTGGTGATGCCTATTTGGGCGACCCTGCACCTATGGATTTGGGTGTTGGCCCTCTTGGACGTGTTTATGTGTGGGATTGCATTCCACAAACTTTGCAAACTGCAAACATCGCCGCATCACAAACTGCATCAGCGTCAGGCGCAGTGACATTGACCGCAGGTACTTCTGCTAAGTCTGTGATCAATGCCTCTGGTGTGACTGTGATCCAGTTGAACACCCCACGCGCATTGCAGATCAACACATCCACAACTGCTCGCACAATCACCATCAGCGGCTACGATTACTTCGGCCAGCCAATGACTGAGGCGATCACTGTTGCTACTGCTGGTACGGCTAAGTCTGGTAAGAAAGCGTTTTACCAAATTGCTAGTGCAACCATCAACGGTTCTGCAACAGCGGTGACTATTGGTACAACCGATATTCTTGGTTTGCCAGTTCGTGCAATTGATGCAGGCTACGTGGTTAAAGTTGGTTGGAATAACACATTGGCTCAAGACGCCGGCACTTTTGTTGCCGCTGATATGACCACTCCAGCAACTTCAACTACTGGCGACGTTCGCGGTACATACACCCCATCATCGGCTTCAGACGGTATCAAGCGTTTGGTTATGGCTATTGCTATCCCAGCAATCGGTTGTGGCCCTAATGCTACCCGCGTTGGCGCTCTTGGTGTAACCCAAGCCTAATAGGAGACCGACATGGGACAATTCAAACCAATGATCAAGATGGAAACAACTGAGCCATCTATTGAGTTAAAACTCAAAAAAGGCGGTCACGCCACTCATAAAGCCATGAAAAAGGGCGGAAAAGCAGAACACGGTCACAAGAAAATGGCTGACGGCGGTGCTTTGGCCGCTTTGGCTGGAACTCCTGCATTGATCGGTCGTCCTGCTGTTAACGCTCCTGTTCAAGCCCCCGGCAAGCCTTCTATGATGGCTCGTCGTAAGGCAATGATGGCGGCTCCTGCGGCTCCTGTAATGGGCGGTCGCATGAAAGAGGGCGGTAAGGCTGAAGGCGGCATGGAATCCAAGGCCGATGAGCGCAAAGAAGACAAGATGGATATGTCGAAAGACAAAGCCATGATCAAAAAGGCTTTCAAAGAGCATGATGCTCAAGAGCATAAAGGTGGCAAAGGTACGCACCTGAATCTCAAAAAGGGCGGCAAAACCAAGAAGATGGCTACCGGTGGTGTGGCTCTATCTAACGGTGGTGGCTATCGTAAAGGTGGCTCTGTTGCTGATGACATTCCTGAAGAGGAAACATCTGGCAAGTACGACACTACGATAGTTCATCAAGCGAGCAAGCGCAATCCTAAAGTTGGTACTGGCGGCGTCAAAGACGGCAACGGTGGTGGCTTTAAAAAGGGTGGCAAAGTTGGCGCGCAGATCCCTGAAGAAGAGTCATACGGTAACTATGACAAGACCTTGGTTCACCAAGCAAGCAAGCGTAATCCTCGTGTAGGAACAGAGGCTGTTAAAGACTCCAATGCTGGCGGCTACAAAAAAGGCGGTGCTACAAAAAAGCATTTTGCTACGGGGGGAGCAGTAAATAACGCTGGTCGCGCCGTAGCAATGCCTCAAGGTAGCAAGAAGGCTCCAACGCCTGTCATGATCTCCCAGTTGTCTGGAACGTATCGCACTGGTGGCAAGGTAACTCGCCCCGAGGCGGCGCTGTTGAAGGTCAACAAAGAGGAAAACTCTGCGAGCATGAAAGCGGCAAAGAAGTATTCAGTGGATCCTGATCCTATGATTCTTCCTGCCAGCAGAATGAAACGCGGTGGTCGTTGTTAAAAAATAAGGTAGGGGCTTCGGCCCCTGCTTTTAATTGGAGATTGAAACATGGGAACTTATTCTTCCGCGACGAGACAAGGCGCGTATGAACCGTTTGATTTACAAGTAAGTCGTGGTCAGGTAGATGGACACACGCCGATACAAATTTTTGGCTACAGTGCGGCAGTTGGTTCTACTGCATTTGGCCCATTGTGGGAAGGGTTGACTTCATCTGGAGGTACTTATGCGTATCCAAGTTCAGCCGCCCAATTGGTGTTAGTAAGCGATTCTGGGTCAGATACTTCCGCATTAAGCGTGAAAATTGATGGTTTGGATGCAAACTATGCTCCATTGAGTGAAACGATTGCAATGAATGGCACGACGAACGTGACCACCATCAATTCGTTTTTGCGAATCAATTTGATTTCCACGACCAATGGTGTAAACGTAGGAAACATTACAGCAAAAATTAGCACCACAACCTATGCCAAGATTGTTGCTGGTATTGGTCAGACGCAGATGTCAATTTATACTGTTCCTGCTGGATATACGTTCTATTTGGATGCAGTTCAAGGCAATGCAAATATTTTGTTTACGGCATCAAATTACATATTATTTGCTGAGTACAACAAGTACAACATAACTGGTGAAGTGAATTTGTTGAGCCAATCTACGTTTGTTCAATATTTCACACAAGCAAACAAAAATCCAATTGCTCACCCAGAAAAAACTGACATTCAGTTTCAAGTCAAAGCATTTACAGGGACAACAAACATAGCATCTTTGTATTCAAGCGGTGTTTTAATTAAAAACCCTGACTAATCATGCCAAGTAAGTCTCCTGCTCAACATCGTTTGATGGAGGCCGTGGCTCATAGCCCAGCCTTTGCTAAAAAAGTAGGTATTCCAACTAAGGTAGGAAAGGATTTTGCAAATGCAGATAAAAAGCAAAGTTTTAAGTCTGGTGGACTTTATGAAAACATTCATAAAAAGCAAGAAAGAATCGCTGAAGGTTCTGGTGAGCGTATGCGCAAGCCGGGTTCAAAAGGCGCTCCAACTGCTGAGGCTTTTCGTCAGTCGGCTAAGACCGCAAAAATGAAAGAAGGCGGCCCTAGTTTGGCTGTTGGCCGTGGTGAAAAATTATCAACAAAAGCAGGCGCAGGGCTTACAGAAAAAGGTCGCGAGAAGTACAATAGAGAGACAGGAAGTCATTTAAAAGCACCGCAACCTCAAGGTGGATCTCGTAAAGATTCTTTTTGCGCGCGGATGTCTGGCGTAGTAGAACACTCAAAAGGAGATGCACCAAGGGCAAAGGCATCATTAAAACGCTGGAATTGCCCCGGGTGGTAAATGTATGGCTTATTCAGGATCAGTTGGCAATACAGTCATCAGCATTCAAACTCTGATTGATCATGGCGCACGTCGTTGCGGCAAACTCGCTGAAGAGTTGACAGACGAAGAAGTCCTGTCCGCTAGACAGTCCCT